AACAACAAACTTGAACCAAAAAAACGATGCAGAGAGCGCAATGAAATCGCCATCAGAACGAAACACCCTCACAGCGACTTGCTGCCCTTGTTGATCCATGTCATCGTACCGTTGCCGACATTCAGATTCACCAGATAAGTGCGCGTGGTGTTGTTGGCAATCGTCGCCGTGCCGACGATGGTCGTACTGGCATCGCCAGCCGTAAGCGTTGCGGTCTGGCCTACTGCATCATTCAGAATATCGATTTCGACGTTGTACCCGCCATCCAGCGGGATCGTGGGCGGGTATTGCGCGATGATCGAGGCGGTAGAGGGCAGCGTCAATGTGAAGCCACCAGTAGCTCCAGGCTGCAAGTCCATCGTACCCAGCGGAAATATGGAAGCCGAAACCACTGCCGCCGTGCCCGCTCCAGTGGAAACCGTGGCCAGACTCTTGTCGATCATCGACGCGACATTACGAACCCGGCCGGGTACGCCGAACAACGTCGTGTTATCAAACTTCAGATTGGCAAGAGGGTAAGCCTCGGTGCGGCTCGGGTAGCTTTTGGTATTCGCGGCGGCCATGATTTTTCCTTAGAACAATTCAATCACGGGACCATTGGCCGCCGTGAAGGTGGTCGGCGGAGTGATGGACGCAGGAACGGTTCCGAAGACCCCGGCCAATGTGCCGGTTCTCACGTTGTTGTAAAGCGCTGACAACGTTGCAATGGCGCCAGATGCCGTACCGTTACCTTGGATGGCGACGTAGTACACGCCCGGGCCGGCCAGAGTAACCGAAGACAAGAGGGTCTGTTGCTGGAAGGTCGATGCGCCGGAAAGAACCGTGCCAGTGAGCGCAGAGCTTTGGAGAAACTTGCCGTTCGGATCGAAGATCGCAACCAGAAAGTTGTCCGTGGTGGCCGTGCCGCCCTGCAAAAAGCTGATTTTCGTGATCGTCTTGGTAACCGGAACGTAGACCTCGGTAATCCAGAACTGGCCCGAAACGTCGGCTGTGTTAGTCCCGATGGACGCGAGCGCCACTGATCCCATCGGGAAATTGGAAATGACTAGCGGCGCAAGGGCATTCGTGCCGGCTGCTTGGACGCCCGCGGCGGGGATCAGCGGGCCATTGACTTGCAGCGCGGGGAGGCAGGGGTTATTGAGGAAGGCGATCATCGATGAAGCGTCGATGCCGTTGCCATCAATCGGAATGCCGGAAACAGGGGTGCAGGCCGCCAAGGCTTGGAAGCTGAATATCAGCCCGGAGGCAAGGGAAAGCAGGGTTGTGGCAAGACGTTTCATTTCATTCTCCAAAGTAATTAATTAACCTCTTGGGACTCCGCCCGCAATCTGGTCGGGATGAATGGCGCCGGCCGGTTGCTGGGCCGCCTTACCCGGTGCTGGTTGCGCGCCAGGGCGGGGCGTACCGGCCACACCTGGCGCTGCGCCACCGCCCGGAATTCCTGGCTGGCCGCCTTGCGGCTGTTGCGCCGCCATGGCCATCTGCCGCTTTTTCTGCAACTGCTGCATGTGCGCCTGCATGTGATTCCGAATCAAGCCGGCTGGGTCTTTGGAAATCTCCCCTGCCTTGTGATGCTCCTGCAGGTGCTGCACATCGTCGTCAAGCTCGTGAACTTCGACCATAAAGCCGTTGATCAGCATTTCGTTTTCAATGCCAGCATCGACCGTGTACTTGTTCCTATCGTCTATCAGAATTCTACCCGAAAGTTCCGAACCGAAAACATTGTCTGTCAGTATCTCCAAAATTGGGGCAATGTCAAGCTTTCTTCCATTCAACTGTTGTGGGGGGATGCCGCGCAACACGTTCATGGTCGAAATTTGCTGTTGCATCATCTGCATGTTCTTGACGTACTCGGTGCCAACCCATTGGAAAAAGTAGCGATTGCCCCATTCGTTCGGCGGGACTTTCTGCATTTTTGCCTGGACGCCGATTTCTCCCATCGTCATGATCGTGATGTCATCCTGGCGGAACTGACTGTCGTATTCGAACATCCGTTCGAGGATTGGATTCAGGATTTCCTCTTCAAAGCGCTCGGCATGGTCCATGATCGGAACGGATTGTTCCTGCTGCTGCGCGCCCATGGCGCCAGCGTTTTTCCGACCTGCGGGCATCTGACCCATCATCATGGGATTAACGTCCATGCCCTGCTGAATGCGCTGCTCGATGATCTGGGCCTGCTGCATGGCATCCTTCCATACTGCGGGGAAGGTCGCAAACTTGGTTGTGTTCGGATCGACCGGCCATACGGAAGCCAAGCCGATGACCAGCGAAGCCCAGTTCGGGTTTTTCTCCGGGTCGATCATGGTAATCGGCATATTCGAGTACATGGCGGAGTCCTGGCCCATGTTGAAAGTATCGTTCAGGCTCCACTGTAGCCACTTGACCGCCTCGACCGGGCTTTGTCCATTGAACGAGCCGGCCAGTCGATCAACCGGCGCGGAAATTTGCGGCCGCTTCTGACCCCATTGGGGAGCCTTGACCAGCCCGATTATTTCGTCTTCGCCGGTAAAGTAGATGTACGCCAAGACCTTCTTGCCGTCGCCGAAGTCGATGCGCGCCGTGGCCTCGAATATCAGCGCGAACTTATTGGTTCCCTCGGTCTGGATGCCGGCGTCGCCGACGCGCTTCTTTTCGGGGTTGTTTTCCTCGCGAGTCTTTTTCGTTTCCATCCACTCGCCGACATCCCTCACATTGTCGGGTAGGATAAAAATCCCTTCGTCTATCATCTTTTCGATCTGACCTTCAGACAGGCGTAGCTTTTGGCAAACGATGTGCGCCTTCTCGATGTCATTGCAGGTGGGCGGGATAACTACCAAGTCTTCGGTAGCGAAATCGGTAATCGTCGGCCCCTGCTCGACCACATCAGCCGATTCGATAACTTCTTCCTCGCTCTCAATGTCCACGGCCTCGCCATCCAATTCCTCGACGCCTGGATTGCGCTTGATCATGTCGGAAACGTTGCGAATCTCGCTGAACCAATCGACGTACACATTCCATTGCCCAGTCACATCGCCGGCATTGTAGACTGAACGGCAAACAGATTTCAGCTTGGTCGCCCGGATGTAATGCTCAAGCAATGACAGAACGGCAGTCGGGCGCAGGCTATCTGTGCCGATGGCATCGACATGCTTGTACTTAGTGGGGAAGTTCTGTTTCAGAGCGCGCTTGGAGCGGGCGCGGATGCAGTCTCGAACTGCGGGGATGTAGCACGTGTCGTTGCCGTTGTATTTCTGATTGCCGTCCGGGATGGCGTTGTAGATGTTCCAATATTCGGAGATAGCGGTATCGGCTTCCTGCCGATTTTCGTATGCCTTGCGGATCGTCGGATAGAACTTGGCGCATGTCTTGTAGGGCTTGCTGTTCTTTTTGTCGGCCCAATTTTCTATTTTTTCAGCGGACGATTCCCCATCCTTGGTGGATTTTTTTGATTCGTCGTCAGTTTTTTTCTTCGCCATTATTTCCTGCCGGGGAGTGCCGACCAATACGGAATACCAGTTTGGTTCCTAGCATTCATGGCCGGTTTCGCCGCATTATCTGGCCTGTTGATCGCAAAAGTCAAGCATTCGAGCGCCTCCATCAGCGTGCGCGCAGGACCGCGCTCGGGTTCACTGCCACGTTCGCCGCCCGACTTCACCGGCCAGTTATACCCCTGTGCCATGGCCTGCATGACGTGCCGCGCATTGGAGTCAACACCAAGCAGCCTGCGCCCGCGCATCTCGGTCCGCAGCATCGATGCGAGCGAGCCGCGCAGCGCTTGGCTGTACTCGGAGCGGTTCGCCCGCCAGCCGGAATCCTTCAGCGCGGCAACCAGGGGGTTCCGTCCCACTTGATCGTAGGCATCCCCAGGTATCCAGGAGGTGACTGATCTTCCCGGATAGCTAGCGCGTACGAGTTTTGCAATAGCGGGGATAGCATCTCCGGGGAGCATTGGAGAGGTCCAGTCGGCCAGTACCGTGAGGTAGTCTCCGTCGAAATCGCACAAGACTGCGCACGTCTCAGCGCCGCTTGAGCTCGCCGCAAAAAGAAGGGGGGTCCTGACCTTTGAGATAAAATCGTAGATGATGTTGACTTGCCCGAAGTCACCATAAATCGGAAGTCCGGAAAATACGCGAGGTGCATAGGCCAGAGCATTGAGAACATCCTTCAACCCCGAAGGGAAGTTGAGCAACTGCGAAATCAGCCGGGCATGCTTCTGCCGGCCACCGACGAAAACAACATCCTTGGCCTCGAAGAACGGCTGCAAGCCCATGATGAACTGGTTCTTGTCGCGGTCCTGCGGCGCGTTCATCGGCTTGATGGTCACCATCTGGCCGGTCTCAAGCATCTTGGCGCGCATCGGCTGTAGCAGCCATTCATCAAGCGAGTTCTTTTCGATGTGAACGTCGCAATCATCGTTCCGCGCCGACGCATCGAAGGCCAGATTAACCACGCCATCAGGCTTCAAGAATGCGCCATCAGATTCGTGCACGTAAATCCGCGTGCCGATTTTGGAAATAACCACGTCCCCGGTCTGGTCGGACTTCTTGATGTCGGTCGTGCGGGCCGGGTCGATGATGACCTTGCGCGGCGCATACATGCGCGGCGCCACATCCTCGAACACGAAATTTTCTTCAACGAACGACTTGCCCATTTGTCCGGTGGGAACCAGCATGTATTCCTGGTTGAACTGCGCCAGCAAGCCCTCAGTCTGCATTTGGTCGCGCTTCTTGCGAATCCATTCCATGGGGTAGCGGTCAGGCCAAGCAGAGATGCATTCGGGGTCATCGATATCACGATCGCAAATAGGGAACATGCCATTGACGAAGTTAGGCGACGAGCGCGCACGCGTCATGATGCAATCGCCGGCAAGCGGTGTGCCGGTGATGCGGAGCTTCCCGAGTTCGGTATCCATGGCCGGAATAAGCTCGATGAAAATGCGGTCCCAGTTTTGCTTAACGGTCAACGTGTCGCGCACCCGCTCTTTGTTCTCGATGTCGTCAAGGTAAGCCCGATCCGGGCGGTGTTGCAAGTGCTTGTAACCACGGATTTCCTCTTCCCATCCATGCGCCTCGATGCAAACCCCGTTCGGCAGAACGATCTTGTTTTCCGACCACGTATAGCCTTTCCCAGTCTGCTTGCCGAACAAGTTGTAAATCCGCATGTTCGTCGCGAGTTCGTACTTGATGGCCTCAAGACGCTGGCAGGCCTTCGTGTAGGTCTCGCCGAAAATAAGAGCGTAGTGGAAATTTTCGAACAGTCCTTCAATCGCCAAAAACTCTTCGGAAAGAGTTGATTTCGCGCCCTCCCGGAATGCTTCAATCGACACCAAAGGATCGGAGGCGCGCCACATGTCCATGATCGAAACGTGGAACATTGGGCTGGCTTGCCGGTGACGATGAGGAAACAACATCGCCGACGCCAAAGCACGATCCTCGCTGATGTGCTTGAGGGTGGTTTCTTTGTTTTGGCTCAACGGAGTCTTTCGAGGGCCATGTCAAGAAGCCAGCCAGCAGCCTCATGTCGATTCATCGTGTGACTTTCTGCGATGAAATTTGAGGAATCAGCCTCGCGATAGTGGATCGTGCATTCAATGACCTCGCCAGTTTTCGCCATTGCCAAAACCTCTTCCAACCGGGAAACGGTCGATTCGATAACGCGAAGTTCAGGCGTTTTTAGAATTTGGATGGAAGATTGCATGATCGAATGATAGTCGAAAAGAAAGATTTTTGAATCATTTTTTTGTATGGAGTTTGGCTAGCACGTCATGCGCGCAAACACCCCGTCCGGGGCGGGGGCCGGGTGGGCCCAGAGTTTGAAAGTAAGCACTCAAAAACTACCGTAATGCCATTTTACATAATAAACGTTATGCGAATGACGCGATGCAATATCCTTATTAATCAATGGCTTACAAACGCATCAATCGAAAATTCGTTAGCGCAATTGGCTAGAGTAGCGACTGGCAATACCGTTCGCACACCATTGACTTGCCAAACTGTTATTGGTCTTGCTAGAGAGGCAATGGAACGGCGAACCTTTAGGACAGGAGTAGGAAGACGCGGCGGTGGCTCTCCTATCCTATTTTGTTTCTATAATTCAAGAAAGCAAGCGCTTGGTTGGTTGTAGTGCGCGTAGGCAACTCGCGTGCGCAACTGAGGAATCACGAATAAATGGTGACATAGCAAAATCGATCTGAGAGGCTTTTAAATAGGTTCGGCAATAGCAGGGTAGCTTGAAGCGTATGAAATCGCCTTGGCGGCGCATTTCCGTCGATTCTAGGACTATTCCTACGGTATGTAGGTGCTGCATGTGGACAACAAAAATCACGTTGCCCACAATTGCATGAACGACCACAGATCGCAGCAGCAACAAAAATCTTATAAATAATTCAACTTCAAAAGCATCGAAATATTTTCGACCGGAGAAACCCGGAGGGCCGCGAAGCGGTTTGCGCAGCAAATTTGTTCGGAAACAAGCGAAGCGCGTAGCGGCGAATGAGTTTCCGTTAGTAATAAACCGAGTGCCGTAGGACACGATGGTTTACTCTGGTTCTGGTTAGCTAGGCCACTGGGTTAGCTAAATCGAACCCAGTAGGTTACCTACTGGGTATCCTGCTGGGTAACCTACTGGGTTTTGTTTAGCGACTTCCGGCGTCCGCCTTTTGCGCCGTTTTCCCGCGCCGCTTTAATCTTTGGTTGAGCGGCTTCTATTTCCTTGTCCGCCCTATGATTATGGCGCATCCCATCGGAATCTGAAATGGGGAAAAATCGATCTGCAACCGACATCACAGATCGACGCTCAACGATGCTCGCCGCTCGGCAAATCCGACACAACGTTTCTTGGTCCGCTGCGAGAGGCTTTTCTGTGGAAAAATATGTGTCCAAAAGCATCGTGAAAACGCCGTGCTGAATCAGCGTTAGGTCGGCCGTGTCGCGCTGATAATCGCCCATGTAGCGCTTATAAAAGTTCATTTGACACCTGTTGACAATTCGCAAATTGTGCCGGCAGTGGGCTGATAAAATCTGACCGAGCAGGCTCCATTTGTAAATTTTCTTGGGGCAAAAACTCTTGCCGTGCATCACGAAAATCATGATCACCCTCAACACGAACCGATCCGTCGGATCGATACCAACACCAGGGCGAGCCGCGCCGATGCGGCCACACTCGGCCCGTTAGGTGAACGTAGCCGGCGCACGAACAGGAGGCGTCTCGCGAATTTCGCCTACACATCCAGCCATCCACCCGATAGACGTCGTTGCCGCAGTTGCCGCAGTTGCCGCAGGTCATCGGCCTGATGTACTGGTCAGGGTGTTTGGGCAACGTGCGCCTGGCGCCGCACTTGCGGCACCGACATGGAAAGCGCACGATTATTCAGCCTGATAAACGGTGATTCTTTTGAGTCTCAGCGCCCGCAATATCAGCGGCGACGGCGCCTGTTTAGCGCGTAAAACTCTCGATATATAGACGCTCGATACATCCATTTGTGCGGCCAGCGCCACTTGTGAGCCGGCCTCTTTCACCTTGGCGCGAAGCATGTCGCGCACCGATTCAATTGTCAGAATATTATCCACAGGTCTATCCTCCTCCTTGCACTCTAGCACGTTATCGGATTTTGTAAAATACTATTGTTTTGATGTTTTTGATTAATATTTATTTCTGGGAATTTTATCTTTTTATGTAATACTGACTCATCAGCAGCACAAACCACCTGGAGAATGAAAATGTTGACGACAGACTTCACCGGCACTTACAACTACGCGGTTGAAGAAGCGAATGCTGAGGCGGATAGCATGCTGGAAGATTTTGCCAATGGCTACTATCGCACCAAGGATGAGCTTCACCAAGCCGTCATCAAGACTCGCGATCACTGGATTAAGGTTTTCAACGACGTTGCCGAGATGGGCGAATTTGCTGACGCCTTCAATGCCAAGTGCTACGCCACTTTCGGCTTTGCAATGTAAGGGGTGATCAAATGAAAGTTCAACAAGTTCAAGATTCCCGTAATCAGCACATCGTCGCGGTCAACAGGGATGGCGACATGCGTTGTTTTTTCATTGACTCATCTTCGCACACTGCATCGGTTGCCGCTGAAAATCTTCGCCGTGATATAGCTCGTCATGGCGACGCAGTTCTGGATTTCGCTGCGCTCCCTAAGCTTCGTTCCCGCGTGGCTGCTAGTGGCCGCGTGATTTTTGATCTGCGAGCTTGAGCCATGGACTACATTCCGCTCTATCAACCAATTCCCGCGACGCTCTACGACTTCGTGCGGGCCATCCATGCATTTGAACTGATGCGCGTGGCCGAAATTCACAACCTTGCGTGGAGGTCGAATGTCCAACCATCCTAACCCAACCGCCGACGCAATCCGCGCCGCACGCGAATCTGCGCAACTATCCCAAACTGACGCGGCCGTGCTGATTCATGCGAGTCTTGGCGCATGGCAAAAATGGGAGCAGGGTGATAGGCGCATGCATCCAGCTTTTTGGGAACTTTTTCGGCTTAAATCAGGGGCAGGGAAAGCAGCACAAACCACATAACAACAGGAGCAAGATCATGCAGACCACCGTTAGCGAGATGTACCTGGAAGGCATCAAGGAAGGCCGCGAGAGACTGACCAAGTACGGTTGCGATGCCAACGAGGAATTGGCGTCTTTGAACCGAACACTCAGGAGCTTTACGGCAAGTTCGCCAGTCGGTCAGATGTTGCGCGGCGAACGTGATTTCTGGCGCAACCAATTGAACAAAGCGAGGGCAGCATGAACGCTCCCTACCCAGCCACACAGCCGCAGCCGGCCACGCTGCAAGACTACCTTCGTGCTGAGCGCGACTTCTGGGTCGCGCACTGGAACGCCGTTAAGGGCGTGCATCCGATCAAAAAACATGCATTCAATACCTAGCCGAAGTGGTATCGGCGTGTGAAACTTTTGTAATTAACCATTGAAAGGAATCATCATGGCATCAGTAATTGGTAAAAAGGTAATTGTTCGCACATATTCGGCAGGCGTGCATTTCGGCACATTGGCGGCGCTCGACGGCAAGAATGCCACGCTGACCGATACGCGCCGAATCTGGTATTGGGAGGGCGCATTCACACTTTCGGCAATCGCGCTCGATGGACTGAGCAAAAAATCAAAACTTAGCGTGGCGGTGCCGGAATTGATCCTGACCGAAGCAATCGAAATTATCCCCGTCAGCGACAAGGCCGAGAAGATTTTGACTGACATGCTAGCTCACAAGTGATTTTTTCGGCCCGTCAATAACGGGCCGAAATTTCTCATCATGCTGACAGACGAAGACAAAGAAGGCGGGTCCGGGTCCGGGTACGGGCACGGGGACGGGCACGGGGACGGGTACGGGCACGGGGACGGGTCCGGTTAATTGGAGACTGCAATGCTGACAGACGAAGACAAAGAAGGCGGGTCCGGGTCCGGGTCCGGGTACGGGCACGGGCACGGGCACGGGGACGGGCACGGGGACGGGCACGGGCACGGGTCCGGGCACGGGTACGGGTCCGGGTCCGGGTCCGGGTACAGGCACGGGGACGGGCACGGGTCCGGGTACGGGTACGGGCACGGGTACGGGTACGGGTACGGGCACGGGTCCGGGTCCGGGGACGAGTACGGGTGCGGGTACGGGTCCGGGTCCGGGCACGGGTACGGGGACGGGGACGGGGACGGGGACGGGGACGGGTGATAAAGGAAAAAATGATGCAACCGGGAATTTTCCAAATTTCAGACGAGCAATACCATGCCGATCCGTGCAGCGAGCCGAGTCTGTCAAGAAGTCTCCTGAAGTTGCTCGTGAATGAGTCGCCGCGCCACGCATGGTACGCGCATCCGCGCCTCAATCCAGCATACCAGGGCGAGGAAAAAAGTAAGTTCGACCTAGGTACGGTGGCGCATGCGCTGGTGCTGCAAGGAATCGATCGAATGGAAATCGTGGACGCGACAGACTGGCGCACCAAGGCGGCAAAGGAGGCGCGAGACGATGCGAGGCTGCGTGGGATGGTGCCTCTGCTCACCCATCAAGCGGAAGACGCTCTGGCGATGGTTGGGGCCTTCCATGCGGCTGTTGCGAACTGCGCCGACTTGTCGGGCATCACGCTTGCCGATGGGAAGGCCGAACAGGCGATTATTTGGCGCGACATACAACGAGGCGGAGAATACGTTATGTGCCGCGCCAAGCCGGATTGGCGGTCCAACGATGGAGCATTGTTGATCGATTACAAAACAACCAGTGGAAGCTCATCGCCGGCTGCGGCAGAGCGTCAGATAATGGGGCAACTGGACGGCGACATCCAGGCGGCGTTCTACCTGCGCGGAAACAAGGCAGTTTGCGGAGTCGATGCGCAATTCGTTTTTGCGGTTCAGGAAACGAGTGCGCCTTATGCCGTCTCGTTCATCGGCGTGTCGCCAACCTACATGGCGCTCGGCGAGGATAAATGCCGCGTCGGTATCTCGCTATTCGGCGAATGTCTGCGGCGCAACGAATGGCCGGGATTCGAGAAGCGTATTTATTGGAGCGAGCCGAAAGCTTGGCAGTTGGGCGCGTGGGCTGATAAGCAGAATTTGGAGGCGATGAATGGCAGTGATCAGGATGCCCAAAGGCAAGGTTCCGAATAGCGAAGACGTTCGACGTCTACGAAAAAAAATCGCGGAACTTAAGGGCGATGTGGAAAAGCTGGAGCGGCGCAAGGAAGAAAGAACGGCGGAATTCGGAATGGTGCCGTATCGCGTCGGCATGGGGAATCGGTTCTATTCAACTAAGGAATGGCGAGAGTTGCGCTACCAAGTTCTCAGGGAAAACGCAAAGAAAAACGGCGGGAAAGCGAAGTGCGAGCAGTGCGGCGCGCATGCCGGTGAAAGGCCGCTTGAGGTGGACCATTGCAAGCCTCGTTCGCTGTTCCCGCATTTGGAGTTGGTGAAGCACAATTTGCAGGTTCTTTGTCATGACTGCAATCAGGGCAAGGGAAGTTCAATTTAACCGGAGAGTGGATATGGAATACAAGATCGCAGAATATTCGGCAACAGCCGCAGCATTGGCAGACCTAAATCACAGATTCAAGGGCGTGGTGTTCGACGTGTCGAAAAAGGAGGGCATGGTAGATGCAGTAAAGGCGAGAGCCGAATTGCGCGGATATTACGTCTCTCTCGAAAAGATGCGAAAGGAATTGAAGGCGCCGGCATTGGAGCGATCACGTCTGATCGACCATGAAGCAAAGATACTGGATGCAGAAATTCATGCGCTGCACGATCCAATTGACGAAACGATAAAATCGGAAGAAACGCGGAAAGAGCGAGAGCGCGAAGAAAGATTGCAGGCCGAGGCCAATCGCAAGGATGAAATCAACGCAAAGATTGCGAGAATTATCGAAGCGCCAGCAAAATTCGCCGGAAAGACATCCGGAGAGATAAGGGTGGCGTTGGATCAAATGCGCGGAATTGACGTGTCTACCTGGGCGCAAGAATTCGAAGTGAAGGCAGACGAGGCGAAAAAGAACGGAGTAGCCGCACTGGAGCAGTTGCTTGCCGGAACAGAGGAATCCGAAAAGGCGAAGGCTGAAGAGGAGGCGCGAATCGCCAGAGAGCGAGAAGAACTGGCACGGCTGCGTGCCGAACAGGAGCAGAGGAGCCGACAAGAGCAGGCCAGGATAGCGGAGGAAATACGAGTGCGCGCCGAGCAAGAGGCGATGCACCGAGCTAAGATCGAGGCGGAAGAGCGCGCCAGTCGAGAGCGCATAGAGGCTGCGGAACGTATTGCGCGTCAAGCCAGAGATGCCGAGGAGGCGAAGCTCAAGGCAGAACGTGACGCGGAAGAAAAGCGCATCAAGCAGGAGCGCGACCGAGTCGAAGCCGAACAGCGAAAGCTACACGAGGAGCAACGTCAAGCCAGAGATGCCGAGGAGGCGAAGCTTCGCGAAATAAAGCGTCAAGAAAATGAAATGCTTGACGCCAAGATGATGCTTTCGACATTCCGAGAAAGGTTCGGAAAGATTGAGGAATTTGCGCCAGTCATAAAGGCGATCAATCAAGTTCTAAAGGTGGCAAAGTGACATTCACATTCAGGCCAGCAATACGCGAAGGCGTAAATCTGCTGATTGGCATCGCAGGCGGAACCGGATCAGGGAAAACTTTCTCAGCGATGCGCATGGCATCAGGCATTGCCGGTGATCGTCGCTTTGCGGTAATCGATACCGAGAATGGACGTGCCCGCCACTACGCGGACCGCTTCCAATTCGACGTGTGCGATCTGGCAGCGCCGTTCCGCCCGGACAGCTACGCAGAGGCGATCCTGGCCGCTGACAAGGCTGGTTATCCGGTGATCGTCGTTGACTCGATGTCGCACGTTTGGGCCGGAGATGGCGGCGTACTGGACTGGCAGGAAGAAGAGCTTGACCGGATGGCCGGCGACGATTGGAAGAAGCGCGAGTCCGTAAAAATGGCTGCTTGGATTCGACCCAAGGGAGCGCACAAGCAGATGGTGCAGAAGCTGCTGCAAGTCAAGGCGCATTTGATTCTGTGCTTCCGGGCAGAGCCGAAAATTGAAATGGTAAAGAACGAAAAGGGCAAGATGGAAATCATTGCCAAGCAGTCGTTGACCGGGCTGGATGGCTGGATACCGGTCTGCGAAAAGAGTCTGCCTTTCGAGCTTACCGTCTCGTTCCTCATGACCGCAGACCGGCCAGGATATCCGAAGCCGATCAAGTTGCAGGAGCAGCATAAGGCGCTATTCCCACTCGATCAGCCAATCGATGAGCGATCCGGCCAGGGCGTTGCCGCATGGGCCAAGGGCGGCAAGGTCGAGCCGACGAAGGAGCAAGGTTTAGCGAATGCAATAAAAGAAGCAGGATTTGAGGTTGCGGACGTTCTGAGGGTTTGGAAAAAGAATTCGCTCGCCGAAGTAACGGACGTAGGAGCGGCGATTGCATGGCTGGTAAAGGTGAAGGCCAAGCTTGCAGTGCAAGCGGCGCCTGAGACCGCCTCGCAAGCCGCAGGACCATCCAAGGTCACCGTCGAATGGCTGATGGGGCGATTCGATGCCTCCACCGACGTGGATTTACTGAAGGCCGACGGAGCGTTGATCGAGGAACTTCCCGAATCCGACCGTGACCAGGCGAACGAATCCTATGCCTACAACTTTGACCGACTGACGAAAGGTGCGCCATGAGTCTGCTACTCCAAACCGCGAAAGCGATCCTGCATGAAGTCGATGGTATCGAAGGCGGCTATGATCCGAATTCTTACATCCCGCCGCATCTTGTCGAGGCGCTACGCGGCGCGATTGAGCTAGAAGAATTTCCCAAAAATCAAGTTTCAGGTCTGAGAAACTATAGCTTGCATCCGGCGTTTCAAAAGGCAATCGAAGATTGGAGAAAGGGAAAATGACCCAATACGTTGAATGCCACGAATGCGACGGCCAGCGGTACGTCGTGCTGCAAGGCCGGAAAGTCCTGTGCGATATTTGCGAAGGCGACGGGCATATACCTATGCCGGATATTCCTCACATCATGCGCATTGAAGAATCGGAAGGCGGCTATGACTGACAAGGCGCTGGATCAGAATAAATTGTGCGGAAACTGCAAGCACCAATCGGTTAGTTTTTTTATTGGTGACGTGTGCGGGCTTGGAGAGGGAAGATTCAGCGGTGGCTCATATACTGATTGCCATACTGCGAGGCGATCTTGTCAGCCATGCGGGCCAGATGCGAATTTATTTGAGCGGCGCATAGGAGTAGTTGAAAGGCTATTGAAAATTTTTTGGAGGAAATCATGACCAACACCAAAGAAGTGGCATTGCCGGAGTTGCCTCCGTTGCCAACGACAAGCAAGTACAGAGTGGGCTTCGGCCCTGGGGATATCGCTGACATGCTTTCGACAGAAGAGGCGCACGCTTACGCCCAGGAATACGGCGCGTTGTGCTATGAGGCGGGGAGGCTGGCGGCGCTTGCGGAAGTGAAGAAATATGCAAGCGATAAAGATGATGCAGCCGTTGATGACTTCGCTTCGTCAATGAAAGCCAAACTTGCGAAAAAGCGCGGCGAGGGGCGCGGCGGATGGGATGATGAATCCCAGTGCGAAATAGGCGAACTTGCTGAAATGCTGATCGACCACATCCCGAAAGGTGACCCTGTTGACATCGCCAATTTCTGCATGATGCTTCACCAGCGCGAGCAAATGGCTGTTGAACATCATCCGTGTTATGGAGGCTCTGCTTGTCGGGCAATCCAGAACGCCGCCCTGCGCGCCCAACCTCAAGCACAGGATGCGGGGAATATGATAGCAACGCTTCAGGAAGTGAAGCGCCGTATCGAAAATTCACCGTACCGTAGAATGTTTCCAGATCGAGATAGCTTCATTGTCGGGTTGATTGACGAGGCCCTCAACCAATCGCTCACACAGCCGGCGCAAGAGCTTTGCTGCGGAGAATATAAAACGTGCAAGAGGGCATGCACGTCGCGTGGGTGGTACATCGCCGAACAAGAATTCTTGCAACAACAGCCAGCGCAAGCCGCCGTGCCGGAAGGGTGGAAGCCGGTACCGATTGAGCTTACTGAGCAGATGGCCGATGCCCTCGATTACAACACATGGCCAGACACATCAGGAGAAAAGCCGCCAATGCAGCAAGCTTGGTCTGCTGTGCTCAACGCCGCGCCTGAGAGTGGGGAGGGGTTATGAAAGAGGCAAAAGACCATTGCAGAATAACGCCAGAAGGTTTGGAGATGGGAAAGTTCATTGTGCGTGCCACTGAACCATGCATAGAGCAACTAAATCAAGAAGGTGAGCCAGACGAAAGGTGCAAAACTTGTGCATTCAGATTGGGGACGGTCCCTAATGGTTGCCTACAGACGCAACTTGATGCATTGAAGGCTGTGTTAGAAAACGTGCCGTTCATGTGCCATCAAAAGAAAAATAATGTCTGCTATGGATGGTATGCGGCACGGCAGGCTCCCGCAGTAAAAGGCAAGATTAAAAAGGTGCCATGGAAATTTTCTCCACCAGAAGAATAGGAACTCATCATGACCAACAAACAAATGACTGCGCAGGAGCAGATTGCGATGCTGCGGGACGCGCTGAAACAGTTCCAATACGCAGCGCATGAAATATTGTCCACGCAAAGCGACAAGATGCGACTGGCCGCGAAGATGGGAGACTCGGCTCTCAACGCCACCAATCAGCCGCCAGAAGCGGAGGTGGATGAGCGAGATGAGTTCGAGAGGTTTGCCAAAATATACGGGTCTTTGATGATGGAACGAGAAGGCCCAGGATACCTCTTCAGGGACACGCATATTTCTTGGATATCGTGGCAAGCCCGCGCCGCGCTGAAGGGAGGCAAATAGGATGGACATCACCCTCCCCTGGAAGTCATGCCCTAAGAAACTAGGCGAGGACGCGCTAAAGTCGCGCCCCGAGTGGGCCGCCGATCATGTGCGCGCTTGCTGGAGACTGTTCGCCGCCTATCAGGCCAAGAAAAATGCGACTCGCTCCAGCGTTGCAGAATGGGAGCTTGCGTGGCATGGCTGGGTCATGCGGCAGCGCACGGAATTGCTGGACGTAAAAAAGACGGTAACCGGCTGGTGGTCGAGCGCGTCAGGAATCGAGGCGAAAGGCAAAGAGTTTGGCCTGATCTACGATCCTGCAAGCTGCTTTGCCTATTTCAAACTGCAAGTATTCGATGCTGCCGGTTCGGGGCCATGGAGCCAAAAATGATCGGTAGACG